AGCAAACCTATAACCTTATGATCGATATTGTCTCTGGCACTACGTATGTTCGTAGCGCTGAGAGCGCTCTGCAAAGTTTGGCACGTAAGCTGCCGATTGCTGGAACAGCGTACAGTTTGAAAAGGCAAATTAACAGGCACAACCACGCCTTTGATCCGGGAACGCCAGTTAACTTGTGGCACGACGACGCTGCCCAGTTAGATAGCATCACCCAAATGTACGATAAAGCGCTAAGCATTCATCCGCCGGTATCGACAATGTTTAATGAGGAAGACTATGAACGTCATACCCGAAGATAAGGTGAACCCGGAGTTCAGTGACGTCTATATTGCTGAAACTAAAGCGTTTTTCGCTGACGGCTATGACCCTATTTTCGACAGCGGTCTAGCTTCTCTAAGCTTAAGAAGTCTAGTCTCTGTAAGTAGATCGCAAACTATAGTTTCGAAAAACGACGGAACCGGACGATTTCGAATTTTTTTTGATTTCGGAGCAAGATGGTGGAAAGTAGATAACGATGCCGAGCCAGAGCCTCAAGCAACAGTCGGTTCAAATGACGATAATGCCTTAATTGTCATCGAGTGCGGAATCGTTGCTGAGTTTCTATTATCAAAACGGTACGAGCAAACCGATTTGGACAACTTCGCCATAGGCGAGGCTGTTAATTATGTAATTCCTTACTGGAAAAACTATCTTATATCTCAATGTGGATTGATGCGACTGCAGGACTTAGTGCTTCCAGATGGAGATAACAACTGAGCAGCCATCATGATTGGTTTTTCAATCTGATATCGTATCGTCGCTTCATGACACACTTTTGAAGAACGCATGATGGCCTCGGGTCAGCATCATCTTAGCGCGGTTCGTCCACTTCGGCGCTACCGGCAATCGTGGTCGCCTCATTGTGCGTTGCCCGCTGGTAGGGTCCGGCACCTTCCCGTCGATCACTTTGTCAGCGGCTACCGGGCACTGCGCGAGTTCCGCCGTCAATCTAACCATCGCAATCCCCCTCCCGGCGTTCTGCCGACCGCCCCCCCTCTCCCTGCTACGCTTCCTCCATCCACGGAGGACTCACAATGCCAGATTCCGATATACTCCCGACCCTTCTCTTCAAGATCAACGAAAACCAGCTCGCCCTGGAAGCCACCATCATGGAGCTTTCGAACTGGGTAGAGCAGCGAGGAGCGGCCGACGTCGCCGACAACGTGCGTGGCGCCTTGGACACCATCGATAAAAATGAAGAGTTCATCAAGCTGACGCTCGCGGTACTGACGACGCCGGAGTGATCCGTTTGCATTCCGTCGCGAGCATTCGCCATCGCACCCCGCCTCGTTTACTGTATATTCAAACAGTATCCGTAAGGCGCAACAGTGGACCCCTACGACATCGAAGACACTAGCGATTGGCTCGGCACTCCGACCAGGCTGGAAACCGTCAAACATTACGCCCATATGCTCGAGGAGGACATCGAAGAGCTGAGGCGGCAACTGCATGCGGCGAAGGAAAACATTTCCACCCTTGTCGAAATGAACGACCAGCTGTCAGCCGAACTCCAAAAGAAGCGGGTATGGATGGCGAGCCTGGAGGCGGAGACAACCGACCAGCTTTCCCAGATCCAAAGCCTGACTCGGGTCTTGGATCAAAAAGAAAGGATCATTCGCGAGTTGCAAGCGGGCAATCTGAGGGGCTGAAAATGTGCGGACGACTTTCCCAATACGATGGCATTCACGACTTCGTGGCGGCACTCAGCATGCCCAACCCTTTTGTTAACAGTACCGGTGACCAGCCGTTCGAGCGGTACAACGCCGCCCCGACAACCCAGCTCGCCATCTTTCACCAGGAAGGTGAATACCTGCACGCCGACATGGTGCGCTGGGGCTGGCGCCCGCATTGGGCCAAGGACCGGGCTGCACCGATCAATGCCAGGGTGGAGAAAGTCGCACACGGCCCCTTCTTCCGCGCAATTTGGCCGCACCGGGCAATCATTGCCATCAACAACTGGTTTGAATGGGTGGATGAAGGCGGACCGAAGAAGCAGCCCTATCTGATCCGCCGCCGTGACGGGGCGCCGATACTGTGCGCAGCGATTGGCCAATACCCGAACGCCGAGCATGAACCGAGCGAGCATGACGGCTTCGTCATCATCACCGCCGACAGCGCCGGTGGCATGGTGGACATCCACGACCGCCGACCAGTGACGCTATCGTCAGAACTGGCCCGTGAATGGCTCGACCCGGCCACGCCAAAGGAGCGTGCTGAACAAATGGCGATGCACCAGGGCGAGCCCACCGATGCATTCGAGTGGTTCAAGGTGGACCGCGCGATTGGCAATGTGCGCAATCAGGGTTATGAGCTGATTAAGCCGGCCCATCATTCATTTCTCTGACTATCGCATTGGACCAGACAAGCTGGGTCTCTGTAGACTCGCCCACAAAAAATGGGGCGGCAATGAACGATTTCTTGCAGTACATGATCCAGGTGTTTCAGGGTAACGCCAAAGCAGTGCTCGTCGCAGCCATGATTACGGCTGCCGTTTGGTTGCTTGAAAGGTGGAGGCCAGCCGTGGCCGACCCTGGCTTAGGTGGTAGGTGGCACAATGTCAAAGTCTTCATTTTATTGCTAATCGGCTTAACATTCGCAGCTCCCTTATTAAATCTATGCTCGCAACTCTTTCCGAGCATTTCACTGCTTGACCGCATGGTGCCGGATTGGCAATCAGGAGGCATAGTCGGTGGTATCCTTGCCACTCTCATATATGCATTCATTTGGGACTTTTTCCAATATTGGACCCATCGACTTGAACACAAATATGGTGCCCTGTGGGCATTTCATCGTGTGCATCACAGCGATTCGGACATGAATGCATCAACCGCTTTACGCCAAAGTTTAGGAGGCGCACTAATCGGCTACTTCCTTGCGCATATACCGACTTCAATTATATGTGGTGGAAACATGCTGCCATATCTTGGCTCGCTGATATTATTCAGCGGCTGGGGCTACTTCAATCATGCAAATTTTCGCGCCTCACTAGGGCCAATAACATACATCATTTCTGGCCCACAATGGCATAGACTTCACCATGGAAAAGATAGCAAATATCACAACTCAAATTATGCCGCATTTTTTCCTGTTCTAGATCTGATCTTTGGAACTCTGCAGATCCCCGAAAAAAACGAATGGGTGAAAACAGGCATTGAAGATGATGTATCACCGCAAAAACCGCTCCCACAAGCATTCCTATCATGGCGAGACAAGTTGCCAGCCACTTCATACATACCTCGACGATATAAACCTGCAATGCTTTCAAGGCTGCTTGGTCGGCAATGATCTAGGCACGGATACTGAAAACAGACTTGGCTTAGCGTCGTTCACGCGGTTGCAAATGGTCCCACGGCGATCTGGCCGGCCGACGATTCGCCACGGGCCTCGCTCCATTGCGAGCGAGAATGTCGCGGTCATTTTCGGTTGCCCCCATACTTTTCCCCAAACAAAAAAGCCCGCGCAGTGGCGGCTCCGTCGTAATGGCCAAACAGTACATCCGTAACCGAAAGGGAAAAAAGGTCTTGCTAACCAAATGAATTGAGGACCAGATCAATAATTGCGGAGGAGAACAAACAGGGTTTGCATTGGATTTCGCCCGCAAACCGAAGCAATCGACCTATGCGCAATGCCGCCCACGCTTATGAGCGTGAGCAAAGGCGCAAGCTTAAGATCCCTTCTGCATGGTGCAAGCTATGAAATCCCCGTCGCGCACCCAGTCTGTTATGTGCAATCCGGACCTATCAGCCAGAATCTCTGGAGATTTCCCAGTGAAGAAAAATACGTGGTAGTGACTAAAGTCGAATCGATAATCAAAGCATGGCGTAGCATGAACAATTCGACCTCCGGGGGACAGCAGCGCACCAAGTCTTCGCGTCGTCGCAGCAGGATCAAAAAGATGTTCTAGGACATTATGAGAAAGAATCCCATCGAACTGCATAGACTCGATCTCCGCCCAAGTGGAGAAGACATGCTCGGAAGAATGGGTGGCACTTGGCTCAAACCCATAAATATCCCATCCTTCTTGTCTAAGGCTTTGTATAGTTTCTGACCACTCACCTCCGCACCCAAAATCTAAATACACTCCATCCTTTTTTGGCTTAAGCAGTTGGAAGGTTCGAATGATCGACTCGCTCGAATTACCTTCGGAGTAAATGCGATACAGATTTCTGTAGTCGAGATCGAGCATCTCTTCATCAAGGGCAAGCATCTTTTGAGGCCCAAATATTACCTCGCAGCTCGGGCATACGTGGCGCAATAATCGACCGCCAAGGAATGCGCACTGGCTGATCAACTCCTTGAAGTCACCTTCACTACCATTGTGCCCGCAAAGTGGGCATGTGCTGGGCTTATCTGAACCTGAAACCTGTTCAATTAAATCAACAGTCCGCCAATGAGCCTTCATGGCATAACGGATAACATTTTGAAGCGCCTGCTCGTCTGGTCGCGCTTCTAAAGCGGCGATCCTGGACTCCAAAGAGCTATTAAAGCGTTCAATTTCTTGCTCAAAATTCGCAGCTTCAATAACTTGCTCTTTATACTTGTAGTTATTCAGCACCAGATCTTCTAACGTGGATGTCCGAACAATTTGCAGCCCGGTCTTCCGCAGCAGTTTATTTACGAACTCGGCTAGCCTTACGGATATTTGTGCGGACATATCGGATTCTCTTTCAACTTATCACGATCGCTCTTTTTCTGGACCAGTTCGACACAGTCAAAAACGCCCGCAATTCTAGCGGCAGCTGGCAGCGAATGCTCGCTTTTTTGGGTCAGAGCTCATCGGCAGACATTTATCACATCCGACTGAAGCGCCTTCAAGGTTGCTTGGTCAGCAATGATCCCGGCCCGGGTATCGAAAACAGTTGTTCCAGCAGCTGCAGTGAGTTCGACGGTTCCTTCATCGCCCAGGCCTGCTACTGGTTTCACCGGACACGTTCCCACCACTGGCACGTCAACTTCCCCGTGATGCGCAGCCGGCAAGCCGAATCAGCAGCACGACATGCGACAGCCAACTGACAAGGCGCTACGCAGGGGGGCTTATGGTACGTCCTTAAAGAAGATGTGCTGGCCGAGCTTCAGCGTCTGCTTCGCTCCTTGAGTCCAGGCCGGAGCAGCTTTCATGCTGGTCGCGTAGTAGTGCGTGGCGCCGCCGGTGGGGTCCGGCACTTTGCCGTCGATGACCTGGTCGGCAGCGATCTGGGCTTGGGCAAACTCACGGAAAGGAATCGGCTTGGCGCCACTCAAATAGGCGAAGTTCGGATCGTTTTTGTTCCAACAGCTGAACTGGTAGGGCTTCTGGCACACGCCGGCATAGCCCTCCCCCCACCAGGACCTTGCCGTGCCATCGTTCACGCGGTTGCGAATGGTCCAGGCTACGGCGATCTGGCCAACGAGGCTTTCGCCGCGGGCCTCACCCCAAAGCGTGCGAGCGAGAACGTCGCGATCTTTCTCAGTTGCGGTCATGATTTTCTCCAGGCGAAAAAAAGCCCGCGCTTGGCGGGCTTGATAAGTGTCGCGATGCTTCAGCTTCAGGCGTGCTTACGATTTACCGCCGAACTGAGTGTTTAAACCCTCAATTGACTTCTCCCCAAGAGTTTACCCCGTTGCCGTATACATCTTGATAAAACGCTCTAACCTGCAACTTTCCTGCGAGGGATGGAAGCCGGAAGCGAACACTATTTGAACTCTGATACCATCGCACATCTTGGCGAACACCATCGACGTACAGATAGAAAGCAAAACAGGAGGCATCGCACCCCTCACCACGCGAAGACAACGAGCACTCTGCTACGACCTCGCCTCTATCTACATATCCAGAAACGCTAATATCTAGATCAGGCGAAACCAATGGCGATTGAACTCGCAACGGGCTGTGACCAACGCTCATGAACTGATGGCTCTTCCTTATCAATTGCAGCAGCGCATCCTTATAGTAACGATCGCCATAGTGGAAAGGAGAGATACCCCAGCGATGGGATTCACTGGCAGTACAAATACCTGATTGGAAGGTTAAGAACTGGTCCTCACGTATGTCATTTCTCAGAGCATCGTACATCCAGTCAAGGTCTCGATTCGCCTCATCAACTTTATGGCGGTCGACCGGATAGACCGTATCGGTCTTACCCTCAAACTCAGTAGCCCAGTAGGCCTTATTGACTAACACTCGATTTAGCTTGTTATGTGCTTTCAAAAGATCGAAGAACATCCTAATCCCTTGAAGCCAATATTCGCGACGCTCAGCTGAACCTTGTTTAACCAGCCTGAACTCAAGTCCAGGCTCTTTCAGCAATCTGCTTGTAGCCAACTCATCTGATTTGGTTATCATTTCACCAGACGGGAAAACTACCAAATCGTATCTTTCGTCGATAAAGTCGATCAGGATGATATCTGCCTTATCGATTTTAGCTCCTGCCGTTAGTACTTCTTTAGAGAAGTCATTTGAAACCATGCTACGTTGAAATTTGGAAGAAATATTATTTAAAGCAGTATCGTTGTCGTATGCCTTTCCAACTAAAGATGCAAACGATGACCTAGCATAGTAGTTGCTCACCTTGAAGCCTCTAGAGTATTCAATATTAAAAATATCTCTAGATACGCAGCTACCGAAAATCAGGACATTCTTAGTCAATTCGTTAACCATCCATGATTCAAATGTGGGTATTATTGCCTCGAAAGCCTGACAATGAAACCCCCACGTGATAGCGGCGCGGCGCATTCCGCGCCTCGTTTTCAGCGGTGCGGGGGGAGCGGGGTCTTTCCAACCGGTCAACCCATACCTGGGCGAGAGGAATAACGAGGAAAAGCCAGGCGACATACATGTTAACGATGTGGTGTGGAGGGCCGCTCGATGGAGGCTGCTCTACTAAACAATCGCAAATGGCATTGAGCATCTATCAGAGCTGCCCAAGCCGACCTCAGTCCGAATTTTCTCTTGGGTATGATACGTCGTATGGCTCCTTGAACTGGTCACCTGCTGCCCGCAGCGATATGTTCGACGCCGCAGGCCAGTCGTAGAGGATTGCGCTCACAGTGGCTCGCGCCTCGTTTTCATAATCCGAGACAAATTCGAAGTGCTGGCTTTCACCTTTTACCGAATTAAAAGTAAGATCGTAACGCATTGTGGAGCCCTCTTCTTTAATTGGCTCCAACCCTTATTATAAGAGTTGAAGGTATAACCCAAGCGTATTCCCCGATGAGTATTTGACGTTTGGATCAAGCATCAAGCTGCCTGGGTGACCAGTTTCCAGCCGTTAACTCCGGTACCAGTTTTGTTGTACGACTGCCCGGTATCGGAGCGCTGCGCCGAGCTGCCTGGGCCGCCATCCAGCACACCCTCGGGGTTGCCGATCACTGCGTAGTAGTGCTTTTGTCCGCCTGGCGTCACAAAGGGCCTTGCGCCTGCCGTATCGAAGCAGTTCTGCTCCATCCTCGAGCCCGACGGGAGCCCTGTGAAACTCTGCAGCTTGGAGTTGGTTATGCAGCTTTTGCTGGTGCCGGTGATTGTCAGGCCAATCGGATTTTCGCCGCCCTTGATCTCGCCCTCGACGTTGTCGATTGTGACCTTGCCGCCAGAACTGCTACCCAAGATCTGCTGGGCAACCACGCCTCGGATGTAGCCATTCCTCAGCGTCAGGAATGGCACACTGGAGAAGAATACGCCACGTCCGCTACCCAGGAGATAAGTCGGATCGTTATCGATATCGAAGCCATCTATGGTCACCGTCGAGAACAGTGGGTTGCCACCTTCGATGATCGTGGTATAGGTGTTTATGTCAATGTTCCAATTCTTGCCGCGCGCGCCGAATATCTGGATCTTTCCGGTGACCTGATCTTTGTTCGCCTCATAGCCCTGCTTGGAAATCTTAATTCCTGGTCTGATTAGGCCCAGGGCCCCGTGCAGAGGCGACACAATCGAAGGTAAGGTGTTTCGGGTATCTAAGTCGTAGACCGTCACGTCCGAACTGTCGTCGATCCACAGTCCTATGGCGTCATCACGCGAACGCAGCCCGCGCACGGATATGTCCTTGCAGCCGTTCTCGATTTCAGCGGAGGCGTAAAGACTGAGCCATGATTCACAATTTTGGATGGTGCCCGTATCCACGCCTACATAGTTGAACGATGATGCAGTGGCACCGTTCCATGCCTTGCAGTCGATCATATTAGCGTTTTTGATCTTGTGCGGCGGATTGGATCGGAAGTTGAAGTTGCCCGAGGAAGTGTTTCCAGGCTTGGCAATCGACCTGCACCGATCATAGGTAAGGTCCTCCCAGAATATGGTCCCATCATCAAGAGTGCCAAACTGGAACGAAATAGTTTGCCACAGGCTGCTTGACTTGCACCGCTCTGCGTTGAACCCTCGATAGGTGCGATTGGAGCCTATGAGGCTGTCATATGTGCTGCCGCCACCGATACCAATCGCGAAGCTTGATCCACTGGTGTCAGAGAATTCAAGGTCTTCGAACGAGACATAATCACCGCGAATTAGGAAGATCACCGCACGATTGGAAAAATCAATAGCGGTGCTGATAAGTGCATCTTTTGCCGCTGTGATTGCCACACCGTCTCCCACAAGAACACAGTGCCGCCAATCCGTGGAGGCGTGGTAGAACTGCGGGGTAAGGCGCAGCTTACCAGACAGATGCACCCTGGCACGCCTGCCTGTAGCAGCGGCTAAGGCCTTGGCGGCATTGACTGCTTTTTGCACGGCAATGGTACTGTCGGAAACCCCGGTAAGGTCCGCGCCATACCACTCCGGCAGGATCGGCCCCGAAAACAGACGCTGCCACCCGCGCCCAAGTCCATCGACAAAGGTTATGCCGCCATCGCCGGATACAACTGATTCATTTTGGGCGAACTCCCCCTCTACGCCTGGATTCGTGATACGAATCCGCTTTGCTCGACCCGTGTAGGCCAGAAGGACGGCGTAATCTTGCAGCGGGCGCGACTGGTCCAGAATATCGGACACAGTGGCGCCGTCATATCCAGCGAGGGTTGCGCCTTTGGCTGGGTCGTCGGGGTTCTGGATGTCGGCAATCGCCGCCAGGCTGTCGTTCGAAACCCAGCCGTACGCCTTGTAGATGTACTCAGCCTGGTTTCCGGTGTTGACGTACCGGTCGCCAATCTGCAACGGCGTGCCGTCGCCGCGGACTGTTGGGGCGGTTGGAGACGGCGCGATCAGTCGGTCGGCGTGGCTTTTCGCATTGGCTGCACTGATTCCGGCGCTGTATTCGCTGCTGGCGGCGTCGGCCGCTGAATAGGCCGCGCTTGCGCTGCTCGCCGCTGCGCTGTTGGCGCTAGTGGCGGCATTAGTTGCGCTGCCGGCAGAATTTGTCGCCGAGGTGGCAGCAGCATTTGCGCTGCCAGCAGCAGCGGATTGCTTGGCGTTCACGTCCACCTGAAGCAGGTTCGCCTCAGCGGCAAAGCCTGGAACCTGCGACGCGAAAAATAGATCAACATCAGCTTTAAAGGTGGGAGACGTACGATCCAAAGCAGGTAGCGGAGTAATTGCCATTAAATAAGGCCCTCAATTTCAAGCGAGCAAAGATGGTGTTTCGGGTACTGGATATCGATCGAGAAGTCCCGGAAAAAACCATAGATCAACAACGGCTCGTAGCCGTCTGCTTCAGTGCCGATGTACACGCAGGGGGTAGCTCGCAAGCTGGCGAGCGTTCGGTAAATGCGGTTGAAACTGGACAGAGTTGTCAGCAGCGAGAAGTTGGCTTTCTTGCTGTAAGCCCGCTCAACAACAACCACGTTGCCGAAGTCGTCGCGCTCTTTCCGGCTGTAATCCGTGATGCTCACAGTTGCCCCGGCCTGCGTCTGACCAATGTCTGCGGCCAAGCCAGGCTTGAGCACGCCTACCGCCGTATCTCCGCTTGTTGCAGTAACCGTCACGGTTAGCTCGGCATTGGCAAAGTGGCTCGGCAGGTCGGTCAGTACGATGTCCGCGCGCTGCGAGAAGTCGCTATGGAAGAACCACTCATAGAATGATTCGATCTCCGTGGCATCCAGATCGACGGTGCGGTCATACACAACCGTGCCGCCCGTGACGTCCTTCATCACGACCTGGGCAGCTCTCCCGGTCAGCTCAAACAGCGCCAGGCTGTCGGTGCTGCCGGTACGAATCACATAGGTCAACGGAGACGGCCCGCGGCTCGTCGTGCCCACCAGGTTATCGAAGGCGGCCCACTTGTTGGTCGGCCCGACATTCAGCCAGGTAGCAGCATCAAGCTCCGGCGCGATGGCGCTCGAACCAGCCGCCAGGCGCTCATAGATGCAATGCGTCTGCGTGCGGATAACCCGGTCACCGAGCGCATAGGTAGCGCCCGACACCCAAGCCGGGTGATCGGTCTCGGTTAACGAGCTGCTGAGCATCATCGCGTCGGTGATTTGGTGCGGCTTGATGATCTTCATACGCTCTCCGTTACTTGCATGGCTTCGCCTCCCTGCGTGACGCGCTCAAGGATGCGAGCAGCCTTGCTGCTGTGTTGCGCACTGGCCTGAGTGTTGGCTTTGATGTTTTCCAGCTCGGCACGCAGGACACGAAGCTCAGCCACCACGTTGGTGTTGCTGTTGCCGGTGAGCATCGCCGCCGTCTGACTGGCATTGTAGATCCGGCTCGGGCCTGTAACCTCCAGTTCCGGGCCGTTCTCGCCGACCAGGCGCAACCCGCCGCCGAAGTCTCCGCCTGAGGCAAAGCCCGGGACGCCGGCTGCTTTTTTCTGCGCGTACTCCTGGGATCCGATCAGCGCCGCCATCAGCTGGTCGGCGTCAATCGCGCCAGAGCTAAGTCGGCTGACCCAAAAATCAAGTCCAGCCTTATCAGCGTCGCGCTTCAGTACCGACTGGTAGGCGGACGACACATAACGCTCCAGGTAGCTTTTGCCATTGACCTGATCGGGTGAGCCGCCATTGGATTTCGTCCCGGCGGCCGCCAAGGCGACAGCGATCTGGTCATAGGTCATGGAGCCTGACTGCAGTGCATTGACCCAGCCGGCTTTACCTGCTGGATCCGATGCGCGACCCAGCACAACCTTGTAAATCGACTCGACCAAGGCGGCGTTGTTTTCGGGCGTGTTGGCCTTGGCTGCACCGTCATCCATCACCGACAGAGCCGCCACAACCGAAGTGTTCATGGCCGCAACGGCGTCCTTGACGGTCTTGACAGAGGTGTCGATGCCGTTGAGGGCATCAAGTTGAGCCTGGGCGAATGACAGTTGCTGATCAAACGTCGCCATTTGAGCGTCATACGCCTGCTTGCCCTGCTCCAGCTGGTCCTGCAGCGTCTTCACGGTCTGCTCTGCGGTGGTCAACTGCTTGCCGTTGATCCGGTCCAGTTCCGCGATGACATTGGCGGTGCGCCCCTGGTCACGCTGGAAGTCCACCTTCGAGCCGTACTGGTCGGTGGTGTTGTTGCCGAGCGTGTCGAGCGCATCGTTGAGCCCGGTGAAGCCTGCCAGCGATCCGCCAGAGCGAGCCGTTTGCAGGGCGTTTTGCAGCGTGGCCTGGGCCTGGCTGCGCAAAGCCTTTACGGTCTCGTTCGAGTCACCACGGAGCTTTTTAAGCGCCGCCCCAAGGTCATTGCTGACTCCCGTCAGTGACTGAACTCCCGAGGTCGCCGTTTTGAGCATGTCGTTGATCGAAGCTGTGCGAGCGTTATAAGCATCGGTCGCCGCCTTCTGCTCAGCAGCAACAGCCCGCTTCACCGCATCGCCGGCCCCGGTCGCCGCGCCCTTCAGTGCGTCGACAATGGCCTGAGCCACTGCTGCCGCCGCCTGTTGCGCTTCCGCCGCGCGCTGCTCAAGCATCGAGTAGGCCGACGCGGCGTTACCTGCCAGGCCGGTCAGTGTGACGAACATGGACCGACCGGATTCGGTGGTCACGTCCAGCGCCTCGATCATATCCCGGTAGCCCTGGCGGGTTTCCGGCAGCGCGATATTCAGCGCCGCGAACTGCTTGTTGACGGCCTCCAGGGTGTCGTCAGCCTTCTCGGTTTCGCTGAAGAAGTTGGCGTAGTAGGTATTGACGCGAGTGGACAGGGCATCGAATCCGCCCGCCATGGCCGACAACTGCTCGGCCATCTTGCCGCCGGCAACCGACACATCGAACAGGCCGACGTTCAGGTTGGTCATGACCGTGTTGACGTTTTCGAGGTTCTGCACGAACGCCGTCAACGCCTCGACGTTATAGCCATCCAGGCCTGCACCTGTTGCCGAGTTAATCGCCGAAGCCATTGATTCAGCGGTGCTGCTGAACCACTTGGTCACCTCCTCCTGGATCTGCTCGGCAGTCTTGTCCTTGGTGCTGATCTTTGTGGCGGCAACGTTGAGGCCGTCGAGCACCCCGTCGTCCAAAGTGACATTGAGGCGATCGAACAGACCCAGCACGGCCCCCTCGGTAGCGTCATAGGTCGCGTCCAGCGATGCCTGCATTTCTGGATCGAGCGCAGATAGACGGGTGCGCTTCTTGTTGCTGGAGAACAACCCGCCTTTTTTCTTCTGGAACTCGAACTGCTGGGCGCTGAGATCTCCATCCTCGACGCCGAGCTGAATGCCCTGGTCCTTGGTCTGCCATTTGCCGCCAAACAGTGAGCCGCCCAGGTATCCGCCGATGGCCGCACCAATGGCTGCGCCAATGCCTGGAATCGGGATCAGGATCTGCCCCGCTACAGCGCCGGCTGCAGCGCCGACACCGCCAGCTACAGCGCCCTTGACGCCGCTTTGCCCGTAACCGTACAGCGCACCGCCGATCCCATAACCGGCGGCGCTCAAGCCACTCAGGCCCGAGCCTGCGATCCCGTTAACGCTGCCACCAGCCCCGGCCGAGAAGTTCGAGACGTTGGCATAGCCAGCCGCGGTGGAGCCGCTACCGCTGCTGAACATTCCGCCGACTGCGCTGCTGCCGTAGTCGTAAACGCCGCTCAGGCCGCCCGACTGATAGGCGCTGTAGAGGTTGCCGCCGGCGCCACTCAGGAACTTGTATGCCGACGTGCCGTAGCTGGCGAGGTCCGCAAGGCCAAGGCCGCCCGAACCAGCAGGACCAGCAGATCCGCCAAGAGCGCTCGCTGCTGCGCCGGCACTGCCAGTAAGGCCAAGCGCCCCGAGAATGACCGGCATCACCTGGGACTTAACGGCAATCCGGGCGATCTCGGCAATGATGGTGTCGGCGAAGTCCTTGAACGACGCCTTGCCAGTCGTGACAAAGCTGACCAGCACGTCCTCGAGGCCGGTGAAGGCCTTGGTGAAAGCCGAGTTGACCTGTCCGGCAACGTTCTTGACCTGCTCAAGATACGTCTCATAGGCCGATGTGGCGCCGTTGAGCCAGTTGGTTTGCTCGGCCTCGACCGCTTTGTAGTAATCCCTCTGCATGTCCAGGCGTTGAGCCAGGGCCTGCCGGACAGCCGCCGTTTCCTGCTTGTAAACACTGTCGTCGATCTGCTTTTTGTTTTTCTGAGCCAGCAGCTTGTCCAGCTTGTCCTGGTACTCCTGCTGGATCTTGATGTCTTCCTGTAGGCGCCGGCGGGCCTCATCACCCATGCCAACACCAGCAACCGACAGTTCCAGCTGCTTCTTGGTCGTTGACAGCTGATCGTTCAGCGCATCGACGTAGGTCTGCACTGCTGCCGTTTGCTTTTGGATGCGGCCCGTTTCATTGGTGGACAGGATGCTGAGCTTGGTGTCGGCGTCCTGCTCGGCCTTGACCATATTGGCCCGGGCGTCGGCGATCTTCTGGTCGAGTGCTATGCGCTGATCGGCTGAAGTGCTTTTTTTGCCTTTGGCAGCTTCCAGCGCGGAAATCTCCGACTGGTAGGCGGCGGCGATCCGCCCCTTTTCCTGCTCAATGAGGGCAGCGCTCTGCTCGCTGTAGTCCTTTTGTGAAAGCAGACCACTCTTTTGCGCCGCATCCAGTACCCGCTGGGAGTTTTGGTATTCGCTAACGATCAGCTTCAGCTGGTTCTGCGCTGCGTTGAAGGCAGAGAGGTCGACGGCGGATGCAGCCGTAGGCGCAGCATCCTTGAACTGTGCCTTGATGTTGGCAATGTTCTTGTCGATTGCCGTTTGGTCGAGGCGCTGATCTTTCGGGCTCGACTTCCGGATAGCATCGAGCTGCTTCTGGTATTCCTTGAGCGCCTCGTTGCGCTTCTGCTCATTGGTCCAAGCTGACTTGGTGAGCGCGTCAACCTTGGTCATAGCCGCAATGCCGGCGCTCTGGACGCGATTGTTTTCCATCTCCGCCTGAACCGTCTCTGCGATTTCAGTCTTGCGGTTCTTGAGAAGAACAATCTGCTGCTCTAGAAACTTCGTCGAGTCGCTATCAGCCCCGAGATCGTCGCCGAACAGCGACGTCAACAAACCGCCTTTCTTCCGGCTATCGATGATTTTTTGATAGTTGGCAATCTGCTCATCGATCGAGCGATCCCGGCCAACTTCAAGCGTGGAGTCTAGCGCTCCGGCTGCTGCCGCCTTGATGCCTTTCCAGGCGCTCTCGATCAGGCCCAGATTTCCAACAACCTGTTTGGCGCGAGTTTCTACCGTATCGGCATAGGTGTCGGTCAAGAGCCTGACCGCTTCCTGCTCGCGCCCCTGCTCCTTGAGGGAGATGATCTGCGCGTAAACGGACGCCGTCAGGAAGTTGTATTGATCGTTGAGCTCTTTGGCTGCCGCGACAGGGTCCTTACCGATCTTGACGAACTCGGCAATCGTGTCGGCAACGGCCTTGCCGGTGGCTTCCTGCATCGAGATTGCCGCTGTGGCGATCTCCTCGAAGCTGCCGGATGCAATCTTGCTGCTGCCTGCCAGCTGAGCCAGTGCATCGGCGGCCTTGCCTGTGGTGCCAACAGTTTCTCCGATCTTCGTGGCCATGGCCGCAAGGCTGTCAGCCGAGGTGCCGGCCGCGTTACCGGTAAGGATCAGGGTCTCGCGATAGCGCGCGGATTCTTCAGCGCCCTTGTAGTAGGCCAGGCCAAGACCAGCGGCAGCCGCAGCCGCCAGGGTGAACGGGTTGATCAGCCCTGCGACATAGCCACCCAGCGCCTTGGCTGCCGGGCCGACGCCACCAAACATGTCCTTCAGCTGGCCGCCCTGCTGCAGGAGCACGGTCAGAGGGGCTTGACCAGCCTGGATACTGGTCACAATGTCAGTGAACTGCGCTGGCACTCCACGCAGGGCTGCGGATGTCTGCTTGGCTGACATACCGAGCTTTTCGGTTTGCCTGGTCAGTCCTTCAGTGGATTTCTCGGCGGTCTTGGTCTGAGTCCCCAGGCCCTGCATGGACTCTTCAGCATTATCAGCAGACTGGGCCAGCGACAAGGTGGCCTTTTCGGCCTTGCCGCCAGACAGGGCCAGCTTGTCGAGGTCGTCTGCCGCCTGCGTGGCCTCGTCCGAGTTAATGCGTATGCCAAGCTCGGCAATCGAGGTCATATGAGTCTCCGGGCAATAAAAAACCCGCCGATGCGGGCCGTGTGTTCTGAATTAATCGCCGCGCTTCGCCTGCATCACCTCAAGCGCCGCCGCTTCCATCGTGCGGATATCCTCGAAGGTGCTTTTGTGCTCGGCCCTTGGGATGCCCTGTAGGCGCATGACCGGCTCAAGTGCCACGTAGTCGAGGCCGGTGGCACCAGACATGCCCGAGCGCCACTGGGTCTGCATCGCTGCAAAACACTCAAAAGACGCCCAGCAATCCGGCCAGACGCCGACCTCGACCTCGAAGTCCTCGGCGTCGAAGCCGAACGCCGCCATTTCATCCTCAGCCGCTGCGCCCTGGTACAGAGCGCGAGCCGAGGCGATTAGTTTTTTTGGCGGGCCTGGTTCAGTTCGCCGAGATAGGCGTCCAGGATCACGCGCGGGGCGCCGGCGAAGTTCTGGCAAAGCAACTCCAGCGATTCGCGGCAGTACGGCTCGTCAATGTTCCAGCCGGCCAGCACGTCGTCGAGCAGATCGACGTCCTTGAGCTTGGCAAGGCCCTTGGCCCACTCGGCAAGCTGGTCGCGAGTGCGGTGCTTGAATTCGAACTCCAGCTTGACGGTGTCGCCGCCGTGGAGTGGCATCTGGATTTCAGATTTGAAGGTCGGTTTTACTTCCAGCTTGAACTTGGCCATGTCGGCTCCTTATGGGGTAGAGAAAATAAGGCGAGGGACCGTCTCCCCCGCCTTCACCGCTATTTAGGCGGCGTAACGGGTTGGGCGGGAGAGCAGGGAGAAGGACGACTTCACAGTGTCGACCTGGCCCTTGTTCTTGGATGGGGTCTCGTTCAGCGAGACGTAGCCGTAGTAGTAAATCTTCGAACCGTTCTTGTTCTGCAGCAGCAGAGGACGGATGGCGCGGGCGTCAGCGGCCTTTTTCAGGGCCTGGTAGCCAGCCAGGGTCGGGTCGTCGCCGATGTCCATGGACAGGCTCTGCGCCGAGTACATGGTCGGGATCTGGATCTCGAAGTCGGACTCGAGCGGCGACACGGTGGCGAACTGCTGGTCACCGCCCGAGGTGCTGATGCCGATCACCTGAGTGATTTGGGTGAATGTCAGGGTTTTGACCGCGCTGCCCGACGAGGTACCAATCGGGAAGGCGCTGGTGTCGCTGGTGTCCAGACCTTCCAGTTCGAAGGTTCCGGCCAACGGGTTGGCTACACGGAAAACACGCTCGTTGATGCGCTGCCAGCCGCTCTTGACGGTGATGATGTCGCCGGCGGACAGGCCGTGCGCAGCAGCAGTCACGACCGCGGTAGTCGCGTTGCTGATCGAGGTGATGGAGATCGCGGAGCCGAAGGTGGCGCCCAGGTGAATGGTGGTGCCGTCAGGGATCGAGAAAGCTATGGTAGTTCCTTTGCGGCCGCATGGGCCGACGCTGGGTTGCGCCCGAACGGGCAATAAAAAACCCGCTCAGTGGCGGGTTGTGGTTTTGCGGTGCGGGTGGATTAGTTGGTGTCGGCCCGGTACTGGAAGGACGCAGGCACTGTCCAGTTGCTGCCATCCGGGATGCCTGGGCCTTGCTCAACCGGCGTCATCGTCACGACGGTTAGGCCTGCCTTGCTGTATCGATCGAACAGCGGGAACAGGGCGGCCAGCTCGTCGACGATGCCCTCGGACTTTCCGGTGCCGGATCCTACTGGCGTCACTACGCTGACCTGGAACAGGCCGATGAAAGCCTTGTGGTCGCCGGCCAACGCATCGCTATTGGTTCCAGCTGGCAGCGTGAAGGCCTCCAGGTAGGTTTCGCCGGCAGTCTGGGTGAAAGTCACGCCTTGGTAGGCGATACGCAGCGCCGGCACTCTGGCGGCGGCCCATGCAGCGAGGTGGGCCTCGTAAATCTGGCGGATCAGCTTGTGGCTCATATCTGGTTGTTCCTTGCCGCCTCTTTGACGATTGACTGAAAGCGGGCCAGGGTCACCCTGACCATGCCTTGCGGCGCCTGCTTCGAGTGACCGTACTCCAGCGGGATGGCATAGGGCAGGTTATTGATCAGGTAGGCCGTCTGTCCGGCCGTGAAGTCGCTGATAGCCGATACCAGCGCAGCGATCGTCTCCTGACCGGTCGGGTCGACCTCGTCGAATGTGACGTTTTCCACTACGTCGATGGACAGGTGCCAATTCGCCCTGAAGCGCCCGCCGACGTAGCCTTTGCCGGACACCAAGCCATTCACATTGAAGTTCTGGTCGCGCTCGGTCTTGGTCAGCGGCTTGGCGTACTTAACGCCTTTTTTCAGGTTGCCCGACTTGGTGAAATTGCTTTCGGTCAGGTTCGTGACCGTGTTGCGCAGCTTCACGTTGTAGTCGTAGGCGTCCGCTGCTGCGGTGTTCTTCGCTCGGTGCGCGACGTTTTCAGTCCACAACTCAGGGTTGCCGACTGGCGACATCCTGATGAGGCTGCTGCCGATCTCGATCACGATCTCGCGCAGGCTTGCGTCGATAGCGCCCTGGGCCTGCTCGGCGAACTGCTGCAACTGATGTGCAAAGTCCCCGCTCAGTCCGCCGTATCGCGCCTTCATGGCGCTGCCGCGGGCCATCAGCTGCGCACCTGCAATTCGTACAGCAGCGGCGTGCCGGCCGGGTTGATCTCTTTCAGCGGCGGCACGATGGCGTAGGTCTTGCCGTCGGCGATGACCTTGCTCAGCAGTGACGGCGCCGAAGTCAGGCCCTTGGCCGCGAGCTTGAGCTTCTTGTCGCCCTGCTTGATCAGGCTGTTTGCCTGGAATTCCTGACCGGTGAAGTCGAGCAGGATGCCTTGGCCGATCTGATCGACGATCGTGTCAGGCGCCGTCTCGCTCGCCTCCGGGTCGTACCCGCCCGGGGTGACGGTGCGCAGGGTGACGGCCAGGCCGTATTGCGCGATAAGGCGCAGGGCCGTTGCGGCCATTCGGTCGTAGAACTCGCTCATAGTCAGGCCCTGATGGCGAATCGGCCCTTGATGGCCAGATACGACTTGAAGTTGATGCTGCTCGACCTCGATGCCACGGAGCGCGTCTGCTGCACGGTAGGCGCGGCGTATTGCACGTCTACAGCGCCTTCGACGCGCTCCTTGGTGATCGGGCCCTGGCGTTTCTCGACAGGATCGAGGTCGTCAGCGTGGATCTCGGCGGCAAGCGCCATCTGCCCGTGTTTGATTCGAGCAGGGATTAAGTCGGACGGCTTTACATCGCCGTCGATGTCAACATATCGGCGCGGCCACGACAGGGCCTGGTCGCCGTTGGTGCGCTCGCCCTTCCAGTTGTAGTCGTCCATGGCCACGGCTGCGCGGCGCAACAGAGCTTCCTGGGCTGGCTCATCGGCAGGGATGGTCGCGCCGTATTTGGCGGCGTAGTCGACCAGTTCGGCGGACGTGGTGAAGCTCTCGGCGTCCGGCTTCCCGGTGCCATCTTCAATGATCAGTGACACGGTTACCCCTCCGAGGTGCGCCCCTCCGAAGAAGGGCTGCATTGCTGGTTACTCGCCGGCCTGGGCCGCCTTGTCAGCGGGCTGCTTGGCGTCAGGCTTTGGCTTTGCGGTCTTCTCGACGCGCTCGGTTTCGGCCTTCTTCAGCGCCTCAACCTCTACCTGCAAGGCGTTACGCTCCTGGGCGATCTGATCGCGACTTTCTGCCAGCTCGTCAACCTTGAGGCGGATATGGTCGAGGGAATCGAACAAGCGAATCGCCAGCTCGCCAGCATCTGGCTTTAAAATCTCGCCGGAGTCCAGGCCGTCGACCAGCACGCGAATGGCGTCGCTTTCGGCTTGCAGCTTGCCGATCAGCTCTTCCATCACAGATTTGTCATCGCCGACTACCGCTACCACCAAGGGGGCCGGCAACTCCTTCAGCGCCACCTTTGGCGGCTTCTCGTACTCGCCGTCGCGACTCTCGGTCACGTTGGCGTCGACGATACGCAGGCCATGCTTCTTGGCGATGGCCTTCACGTCGTCTTCGTAGCGGTGAAACGGGCCTGGCAGATACCAGATGTTGTTGTCGGTCATGCTTAATCCTCATCCGCGCCAGGATTCGCCCGGCGCGGCATTCAGTGGGTTACTTGGAAGCGTCACCGATCAGGGCCACGCCAGCGGTGTGCTTGATGCTGGTCGCGGTCTTGTCCCAGTTGGTACCGGTCGCCAGCTCGGCGTCGGTTGGGGACTTGCCGCCGTTGGTGACATCCCAGGTGTAACCCTTCAGGCCCAGGCCGAAGGTGTAGTCGACCTGGATGGTGGTCTCGATGCGCTCCTTGCCGTTCGAGGTGTCGACGTTCGAGATCTGGTCGCGAGCGTCGTGGACCAGCGCGGCGCCCGACACCAGAGACAGGATGATCTCCTTGTTCGGCGTGCCAGCTTGGGCCAACGCCGGGGCGTCGGTGACGACGGAGACCTTGCCGAGGATGTCGACGACACGGACGTTACCGGCCTGGAACAGCTGCGCGGCGTTGACCAGGTTCTGGCCTACCAGCTTGTGGTAGGTGGTGCCCTGCATGATCTGGGCTACCAGGTTCTGCGAGGCATCGCCGAACTTGGCGTGAGCGTTGTTCAGGGCAGCCTGGCTGATGCCCAAGGTTGCCGATACGTCGTTGGTGGCGGTTGCCTGGGCAGTGATCGCGGCAGTCAGCGCGGCGATGGCGGTGTTCAGCTGGTCTTTCAGCAGGATCTCGGCGAAGGCGCGCGATGCGACCTCGATGCCCTGCACGGTTGGGCGCTGAAGCCAGGTCATCTGGGATGGCTCGTAGCGGATCGGACCGAAGCCGCCGGCAACCTTCACCGTGGCGTTTTTCAGCTCGGTCAGGTCGGTGACAGCTGCTGCGCCGTTGGCAGCGTAGCGATCTACGCGGCGCTGGGCAGCGGCCAGGGTCTGGAAGAACGACTCTTGCAGGAAGTCGCCAGTGAAGCCGTCCGGAGACAGGATGATCGCGCCATTGCTGGCAGCGTTGAACGCCGCGGTCATCTGGTCCAGGGATTCCAGCGCAGCCGGCATGATGTATTCGTTGAACACTTGCATTTGAGACAGGGACATAAAGTCAATCCTTTACTTGAGAGGGAGGTCTGGGTACTTGCTTGCGATCGCCTTGGTGCGCTCGTCTTTGTTGCCGCCGATGTTGCCTTTTGCGGCCCCGCCGCCATTCCCAGCACCTGAAGCCCCGCCACCAGATGCCTTACTACCCGCGATCAACGGCGCGAAGGCCGTGTTGTTTGCGAATTCTGCTTTCAGCTCGTCCAGCGTTGCCGCCGAGAGCTTGCCCTGCTTGTCGAGCACGACCACAACAGGCTTGCCGTCGCGCTGCTCGACGCTCAGACGGCGCTCAATGTGTGGCAGCAATGCTTCGGCACTGCCTGGAATTGCCAGGGAAGACGCGATGTCAGTAGCGGTGCGGCCGACAGTCAGATCGCGGATCTGAGTGCTCAGCGTGCCGCGCTCGCTTTCCAGCATGCCGTTCAGCTCAGCTTCGCGGCGGGCGTACTTCTCGGACCAGGAGCGCTCGAGTTCTTCGACGTTTCCGGACTTGCGGGCCGCCTCTTCACGATCAAGGCGGGCCTGTTCTTCGGCGTCTTTCCGAGCCTTGTCGGCTGCCTTCTTCTCGTCCAGGAGCTCTTGGACCTTCGACTTCAGGCCAGACACGTCTTCAGGCTGCGGCAGCCCCTCGATGTTCAGGACGTACTTGCCGCCCTTCTCGACGTACATGGTCTGGATGGATTCATCGACGCCTTCGAGGCTGTCCAGTTGAAATTTCAAAGTCATTGCTGTCTCCCAGAGACTTTCGTGCAGGCCCTGCCCGCAGATGTGAAAAACCCCGCACTTGGCGGGGCTTGGTGATTACGTTGCTGTCAGTCGATCATCTGCCAGTCATCGGCAAGCATGTCGGTCTGCGATGCGAGCCAGCCCGGCTGCATTTCACCGGTTGCTGTCTTCATGTCGATGTGAGGATTGATCGTGAACGAACCAGTCACGCCGGCCTTGTGGTACGCGCTGCCCTCTCGAACTTCGCTGACGACAGATCCTGGATCGAGAACAAGCCACATGCCCTTGCCATTCCAGCCGGCACGGGCAACGCGCGCCCCAAGCCTCAGTGCTTCGATGGCCACTCCAAAGGTCAGCCCTCGGGTTGGTCGATAGGCGTTATCAAATTGCGCCTTTGGCGACCAGCTGATGTAACCGGCGTGGCCTGGATGGTTTGGCTCGCCGCCATCGGTGTACTCGACCAGATAGCCTTCGTCGGCACCGTTCTCGTTCTCCGGAAGCTCCCAGCCGCGGTACTCGTTGTAGGCGAACCGGGTCATTGCCAGGGCCATGATGATTTTGGTTCCGATGAAGCGCTGACTCATGTGTCTCTCCAAGATATTTATCCGCGCCACACTTGGCGCATTCGCAATTCGTGGCGCGCTACAGTCCTGCCCGCTTAAACATTTCCGGCTCAAGCTCGCGCATGCGGTCCAGGGTGATCGGCTTGAAGTTCTTCCCCAGCTGCAGGGCGGCGAACTTGTCAGCGTCGAGGCCGCCATCCCGAAACAGCTTGCCCCTCGTCGGGCCTATCGCAAGATCCTGAAACGATACAGGCTGCGTCTTTAGCCACTCGAAGTAGCTCAAAGATGCCGGCACCTGACCGTTGACGCTCGCACGGGTCGCGCCCTTGCTGAACATCTGGCTGTGCTTGGTCAGCAAGATGAAGCTCGTTCTGCAGCGGACGTGAAACGGGGGCCGCGGACCTGAGTCGACCGGATAGACCTGATGGTCGATCGATCGGCAGTAGGGCGTCGTCTTGCTGTCCAGGGTGGCAATCATCTGCACGCCCATGACGAAGTCGTCGTTGGCCTTGGCCGTCTCGTTTCGAGCTTGGCTGGCGACGTGCTGCACAGACGTATGCACGACCGCCTGGGCGTTGCGCTCTGTCGTAGCCAGGATGCCGTCGTAGTAGGCCAGCGCCTTGGTACCCCGGATCTGCCGAGCTATCTCGGCGTTGGTCTGCCCTTCGAACCAGCCTTGCCGGATCGCGCCGCTGATCTTCTCAACCTCGGCCGCCGACCAATCCTTGATGAATGGCTCAAGCAGCTTGCCGCCACCCTGCCCCTTGATGCTGAGCGGGTTCTTGAAGGCCGCTGTCTTGAGCGCCTGGAGCGCAGGCACCGCGACGTCGAGGCTGATGCCGACCGGTAGCGTATTGGTCAGCAGCGCGGCTTCGAAACTGGCCTGCGACTGCGCGATGTCCATCAGATCGAGCTGTAGCTGATCGGTGAAGCCGGAAAGGATGTCGACCAGGACCGCGTCGACGTCCTTCAGCAACTTGTCCAGGCGCGCCCGGGTGAAGTCGGTCAGCTCATCGCCGCTCAACCTCTCCCGGATGCGCTGATCGATCCGCACCAGGAAGGGCGCGAACTTATTCGCCTCCCCCGCCTTCAGCCGCTCGAGCATGACCATGTTGCGGATGCTGCTGTCGAGCTGCTCGATGGCCGTCATCAGTCACCGCCAAGGGCCAGGCCCGCCGCGCTGGACTCCAGTTCGCCCCGGATGTCCTCGTCGGTCTTCTCGGCGTCGATCACCCCGCGGTCGCGCAGGTATTGCCAGAAGTCCGACGCAGGTAGGCGACCGCCCTGCACAGCGTTGAACAGGGCGGACATGATCGCTGCGTCCAGACTGACTTGGGTGAAGTCCTGATTGATCTTGTAGACGGTCTCGCCTGCAGCGTTCGAAAAATCAGCCATCCAGGCCAGACACTGACTGTATGCCTCGCTGACGTTGCTCACGATCAGCGACAGGACGCTATGCTCGGCGGCGCTGTCATTGTCGGCCTGGGTTGCGGTCTTCACCGCGCTGCCTCGTTCGATCAGCCGGGCGCCGAGAGAGACCATGTCCCCCTTCTTGGCGTCCATGGCCTCTTTTACGAGGGTGTTTGGCTCAGGCTGGGCAAACCCGCACGACCCTTCCCTTGGCAGCGTGAGCGGAGCGCGAGAGCCAACATAGATGCCGTTTTTCTCCAGATGGTCGCGCCACTGCTCATCAAGGCCGGCGATCCAGAACTGAGGCTGGCCGGCAAAGTAGGCCGAATCCTCATAGTCCGCGCTGTTGCGATAATGGCCGATGTTGATCTCGGCCATGTCGTACAGCGGGGAGTCGTCTATCGAAGAATCGTTGTTCTCGCTGCCCAGGAACTGGAACGGGATCACGCGCCAGGGCTGGCCGAGGCCATTTAGCGGGGCAAAGGGTGCGGTGACCATTGCCGTCTGGCTGCCCCCTGCTTCCCACACCTCTTGCGTATAAACGCCGGCGGCATCCAGCCGTAGCACCCGAAACTGAACCTTCTGTTCGCTGCCGAAGCCGTCCTCAGTGTCGACATCCACCGTCTCGCGCAGCACTACCAGACACAGCAGATGCTGGCCGCCGACTTGGCGAGTCTTCCAGTTGATGATGGCCTCGGCCGGGTAGCTGGCAATGTTCGCCCGAGCGCGACCGGATTGTTCGTCCGCCTTGCTCACGGTGCCCGCCTGGACAGCGACGTAATCCACCAGCAGCCCGTGCCGGCCGACTTCGAGCAAATGCCCGGTGACCGACTGAGATTGCTGATAGATGCTCACGGCCTGCCCGTCGACGTCCTTGGCTACGTAGTCGAGAGCGCCGGGAACAGTCAGCGTGGGCCAGGTGCGGAACGCTGCCCCAACCAGACTATGCTTCGTCCGGCCGGTGGCGTTGTAAAACACCGCTCGCTTCTTGTAATCCTCATAGCGCGCCTTGTTCTCGGCGCTGGTATCCGTCGAGTTAGGCCGAGGCAGGTACAGGTCGCCAGCCGCCTTGATGGTTTCCGAGCCCTTGCAGACGTCGCGCACCAGGCGCCAGCGGGACTGTGCCGCGTCGTACTCCGGGCGGGTGAAAGTGACGTCTGCCATTAGCGTGCGAATCCCATTTTGATGGAGGTAACCGGTTTGATGATCGGATAGTCCCGATGGATGAAGTAGCCGCCCGCGTCGTTCGCGTGGTCGACGCCGGATTTCTTGTCGGGCTCGCCATTGGGAGCCCACACTTGCTGCTCAATGCCGTCTGCGTATGTCGGGCAGCGCAGGGGGTTGATTAGATAACGGCGTTCGCCGTTGGCGTTGCAGAACATCGAATTCATGGCGTTGATGCGATCTTTCACCGGCGGGTTGGCGTCTGGAGCGATCACGCTGAAGCCGGCCTGGCGCAGGATGGCGATATCAGTCTCGCTGGCATTTACCGACTTGCGGGAGCCGCCCGAGGCGTCCGGGTAGATCCGGATCTCGCAGGTTTTCTCGAAGTCCTTGCCGTTGTGCCGCCAGTAGCGCTCCTTGATGCGCCGGACCATGTCCGGGGTGTCGAAGCCATCAATCAGTTCATCCACCGCTCGCGGCATGCCATCGGCGCGCTTGACGTGGGTGATCGCAGCCATCTTCCCGACGTTGAAGTCCATGCCGATGTATAGCGGCTCGCCCGGTTCGACCGAGTCGAAGCAAGTGTTCAGCTTGCGGTCGTAGGCGTGGTAGATCGACCCGGCATTCAGGTTGACGAACTGGCCGTTTAGGTAGGCCAGGATCAGCTGGGGTGGGTACGACTCCATCAGCGATGGAATGTAGTCAGGCGGAAGGTTCAGCTCATTGTCGAATGTGCTGGCCTGCACCAACCCATACATGCCATTTAGCGCCGGCTTCTCGCGTAGCTGCTTCACGAACTGCTGGTAGACGAACTTGAATCCCTCGGGCGTGGTGGTCACATCCACACCATTCTTCAATCCGGGTGCGTTGTATCGCATCCGCGCGATGATCTTGCGCCAGGCGTGCTCGGCCTTAAGCGCCGGCAGAACATCCAGCTCATCGACCAGGGCATGCCCGATCTTGAAGCCCACGATGGTCTGCGGCTTCTCCATCGACCGGCATATGGTCGTGCTGCGGTACTGACCACCGCTGTAGAACTCGACCTCCTTGTCACTCTCCTTCGTCTTGACCTTCAGGCCCCAGTCATAGGCGACCTCCTCGATCGTCGGGAAGAAGATGTCGCGGATCTGTGGATAGGTCGGGGCGAAGTAGCCAGAGTTGATTCGTGGCCACTCCCAGACGTGCTTGCAGATGCCTGCGCAGCCTACCCAAGTCTTGCCAGAGCCGAACCCCGCGACGAAGCCGCGAAACTTGTTCTCCATCTGAAGGAATCTGGCCTGCGGGACGTTAAGCGTCGGCATCAGACTTCCTCGCATCCACCACGTCGACCTGCACCCGAGTAGGAGGAACGTTGTCGTGCGGGCTTTCGTTCTTGGTCTGGCGATTCACATAGACATCGCCGACCTCTTTGGCTGCCTGCTCGAGTAGCTGGGCAGTCAGCGCCATGTTCTTCATGTTCTCGGCTTTCTCAGCCATACGACCAAGCGCCCGGAGCCGATACGCTCGGTTGGCTATCGGGATATCCGCAGTCTCTTCACGGAAGCGCTTGCGGGTGTCGTGAAACAAGGTCTGCCACTTCACATGCAGGTTGCGTCCGACGTACTTGGTCGGGTCGTATGCTTCACACTGCTGGCGAGTGACATCAAGGCCAAATCTCTCTTTGACGGACGCCGCCACTTGCGATGGCGTGTCAAAGCAGGCTAGCGCCTGTACTACAAAGGCTTTCACCTCGTCTCTGAGTGCGGCCATAAGTGGGCATCCGTCAAAGTGCTGTCAAAGTCAGGCCGACTTGAGCAGACAGGTTCCGCAGGCCCTCGATATGTTCAATTTCCCCACCTCAGCAGGCTTGTTCGCAGCGTCTACCAACTCCTGCACGTCAGGGCTCGCACCGTAGCGGCGAACCACACCGACGAACTCTTCGACGTCATGGCCGCGCATCTCCAGCTTGGGCAATCCTTCCTGCGTGAACTTGGGGGCGCCGTACTGATCCTTCGCCTGGGCGATGTGATACAGCTCATGCTCGACCAAGGCGCAGAAGTCAGCGTCGGAGCACTGGGCGCAGTAATCGGCAGCCAGGGTGATGATGTAGGTCGGCACATCGCCAAACCAATCGATCATTTGCTGTTCCATCCGAGCCTTCTGCCAGCCACCCGCACGGAAAGCCACTTGCTCGGCCTGGCCAACCACCGTTCGCCCCTTCTTGCTGAATGCAGCCGATGCCCACATCACGCGAATGTCAGCGTCGATCAGATGAGCGTGGTCTTCGTTGTGGATGCTGCCGGTGTCGGAAAGGATCTCGGTCTGGAGCCAATCCCATACCTCTGGGGCCGGAGTCAGGCGGATACTAAAGTCGGATAGCTCCGACAGTTCAAGTAGTGATGATGGAGGGTATGGCCTTTCCATAAACCCTCTCTCGACTAGTTTTTTTACACGTACGTACAAAGAACCTTTGCAGCAATGTAGCCAGTGAAGCCGAGCAGCAAAGTCATATTTCTCAACTGGTAGTAGATCTCTGTTAGGCGAGCCACATGCCTTAATTCAGGAATTACTATTACAGCCTTTGCGTGATCGCTTGTTTCTTGGGCATGGAGAAAATCACTATTGGCCCTCCTTGCCCTCAACACAGCCTCAATACGCTTGAAACCCAAATACGCGCTCAACCCTAGGATCAAAAGTGAGCATAGAAACATCGTTGAAATGTTCCAGCCCAAATGCCCGTAGGGGATGGTCTGACCCAGGTAAGCGCAGCCGGCCAATGTCGCACCCAACACAAAACGATCAAACTGCCCCATCTCTTCGTTGTGGCTTTGATGCAACAAAACACTTCGTTGATCCGCTCCCATACCCACATTCCTTAATTTCAGGTGATATTTCCCTTGCCATATTTTACGGCAACGCAGCGCCGAGCGGTTCACTGCACTCACCTGCGGCCTTCCTACCCCACCATCTTTGCTGTCTCGCTGTGGGCGTGTCCGTGCAATACCGCCACGACCAGGCCCTGAGGCAGACCATCACCCTTTGCAGCATCGATCGCTTTGGCGATGACGCTATCCAGATCGGCGATGGCCTTGTTAATTGCTGGGCTGAGTGGCAATGCGTGATGTAGCCGAGTGACGCTGCTCATTTGCTCAACTTCGGCTGAAGGATGACTCGGGCAATCATCACCAGTAGGCCCAGCACACCATAGGCCACCGGCGGCAGCACAGCCTGAAGTTGCGGCATCAACTGCTCAGCGATACCCAGGGCGGCGATGGCGCCGCCCGCCTGAACGCTGGTCATGCTCAGCGCTTGTTTCCAGTTGTCGATCAGTTGCATGGGTCACTCCTGCCGCTTGGGCAATTTGAAGTCGGTGAATCGGTCGGCCAGGGCGGCAACCTTCTTCACGCCGAGGGTGCCGATGCAGGCGCCGACGGCAGCTGCGAGGCTTGATGGAAGGTTGAAGTATTCGAGCAGCGGGAACGCACCGGCCGTGATCGCACCGCACAGGCAGGACTCAAGCAGGGCCTGCCGCCTTCCCCCGCCGCCGTAGATGACGCGCAAGAAGGCGATCCAGCACGACAGCGCCGCGGCATAGAGCATCGGTGAGTTCTGGCTGAGCCAGGCCATGACGATGAGCCAGGTTTCTGGGTTCTTCTCTGGCATATGTGACATCCAGCGTCCTCCCTTGTGGGGAGCGAGAATAGGTCCGGCACTCCCCGCCTCTCTCATCCGCTCGGAGCAAGGACGATGGCGTGGGTGCCAGATACGAAAAGGCCCCTGCGGATGCAGAGGCCTGAATGAGGCCCTCTTACGGCGCGACGAACTACCGCGCTGAGGGCATGGGAGGAAACTGGAGACGCAAAAAACCCCGCTCGAAAGCAGGGTTAGGGAGCAAGTTGCCGCAGGCAAAATACTCAATATGGCGAAATGATGCCCTCAGCCGTGCGGGAAGTCAAGCGGCCTCTCGCATCTTGTAAATCACCCCACCTATCGGGCTCAGCGCCTTCGCGTCGATGTCATAGCAGGCGTCGAAGCAGAGTTGAACAAATGGCTCCCAGTCACGGCCCCAGGCAGCGGATGGCAGCTTGACCCCGTACTCGGCATTCACCCAGGACCTGAACAGCTCAGGCTTGATCAGCGGGTCATCGTTGGCCGACTGGCCGCCCTGGTGCATGTACCGGTAGCGACGGAACACGCCTTTGGCCACATACTCGGCTCGCTCCCTCTTGTCGGCGGTCATGCGCGGTGCCCGGGTGCACGCCAGATTGAACACCGCCTCTTCCGCCTCTTCCCGGTCATCATCGGTCGGCTCGGCCGCGTACATGGCATTGCCGAATGCGCGGAGCTGGTGGTGAAGGCGCGCGATCGCCGACTGAATCTGGCCAGCCAATGCGCCGTGCACTGCGTGATTAGCAGTTGGGCCGCGCTCGGTGCTCTGGACCACAACGCCCAGCACGGCGACGTCCGAGGTCTGACCCGGGGCGGGGTTGTACGTGCAGTCATGCCATGCCTGGCGTGCAGAATTGATCTTCATGCTGCTGCTCCCTTCAATTCTCTGGTCAGGGCCCGGTACTCGGCCTTGATGGTCTTGATCTCGTCGACGGTGTACTTTCGGGCCGAATGAGGCCCTTCGAGCCACTCGACCTGTGCGTCGCCGATCAGCTGTAGGAGCGAAAGGCGGTAATTCACCAGGTTGCCGGACAGGTGCGTATTGCACGGGGCGCACTGCTTCCACACGTTGAGCGGCTCGAATCGCAGTTCGGGGCTCGCTCCCACAGAGCGGTAGTGCCCAGCGTGGTATTGACCTTCGTGGTGGCGACCGCAACTCACACAAGGACGATCGGCGTCACGCAGGCGAATCCACTCGTTGAATGCGGCCTGGGCTTCGCGCAGGTGTTCCGCCCTGCTCTTCAGCTTCTCCTTGCGGACCTTGATCTCCCGGCGTTCGATCTGGGCCAGCGACTTGCGTGCCTTCTCCTGATTCACGTCCTTGATGGCCAGGCCACACTTGGGACTGCACACTGCCTGCCCCAGGCGCTGCGGCGGGAAGCTGATGCCGCAGGCCGGGTTCTTGCACTTCTTCGAGCGGGGTTGCTTGGCGGATAGGCTCATGCCAGAAACTCCAAGGTGTGACGCTCCTTCCCGGTGCGGCGCAGGTAGTCTTGGCGCTTCGATACAGCAAGCAAGTAGCACTGAGCGCATGCAGAGTCAGCCGGCGCCTTGAGGATTGTTCTGGCGAGGCGGATGCAGTAGTTCCCACAAACGCAACGGCAGACCCATCTGTTTTTAGGCCCGTCGTAGCGACCGATGACGAGAAGCCGACCGAATCTTGTGCCGACAAAACCTCTGTCGCCTTCTGGGCTTTGCTTCGTCGGCAACGGAAGCGCCGAGCAGATCTCGGTAGCCAGCGCGCGATATTCGAAAGACTCTCCACGCGAAACCACTCGCGCGGCACTTCCATTCACTGGAGTCTCATGTCCTGGTCTCATGCCGCCACCTCGCCCAGCAGATCCGTAAACACCACACCGCGCTCCGAGAAGTCAGCGACAATGCGGTCGGTGTAGGCGATGCCCTGGGCGCGACTGAACAAGCGGGTCACCGGGAATCCGTCCGGACCAAACAGCGAGCACCCTCCCATCATTTCGAGCTTTTGCCCGTAGCTCAGGTGACGCATGGTCTGGTACCAGGCCGCGCGGAAATCGTCTTCCTCGTTCAGCAGGATCTGGACCCCGAAGTGCAACTTGCAGTAGCGGCGGGCGTCCTCCACGTCACCGATCTGCGTCATCGCAGCGATACGCTGGTACAGGGAGAACCACAGGGCGTTTTGATCCAGGGTGCGATCCTTGCCCGGGCGCAGCGACACAACGACGAACTTCTTTTCCCGGAACATGGTGGTCAGGCTGGTGATGGCCTCGGACAGTTTGGCCTGGCAGTTGACGCTGATCTTGTCGGTCATGGCTTCCTCCGGTCGTGGAAGTTCCCACCTCGACGCTTGTAGGGGGTGTTGAATTGAGCGTTTGCAGCGCGCCCCGCGTCCTTCAGGCTCACTTCGCCATTGTCCTCATACCCCTTCCAAACAACCTCATCTCCAGTCCGCCCAGAGAGAACCAGCACCAGCGCGGTCGGCTCACACTCGACGTCATCACGCTGTATCCATGTCGCGACAGTCCTGAGGTACTCGGCCAGCACGTTCCGCTTGTCCTGTTCGCTTGCGATTCGTCTGTTTTCGAGGCGTCGAGATGCAGGAAACTGATGAATTTCTGCACTCATGCCGTCACCGCCATTGTGAACAGGACGCAGAACACGCCGATGGAAAAGCCAGCCATGGTGCAAGCCAGCGTGGTCATGGTTTTGTTGATCGTCGGCTTACCCATGGGCATGCCCTCCCCGGCTCTTGCGCAAGTCGGCCAGGGCCTGGTTGCCGATCGCCGCGGTAACGCGACCGTCGACCCGCTCTGGCAAGGCCAGCGGAATGTTCCGCAGGCGCTCACCGGCCAGCATCATGCGGATGGTGATGTCGTAGTTTCGGTCGAACAGCTTGCGGCTGACCTCGGCCTTCATCGTGTTCAGCGCGTGGAAGCCACACTGGCTGGCAGCGTGGTACACGGCCTGGTGCGACCACTCCCGCCCTCCCGCCATGCTCGGGTGAGCATTGGCGACGGATTCGGCGTAGGCCGATTCGTGGGACGGAATGCCGAGGGTTTCAGGGGTTGGCTGGCACATGGCGATGAACTCGCCCACGCTCGGCGCGAACGGCTTCTGGAGCTTGCGGCAGTTCTCGATGCCGTACCGGATCTGGTCCAATTGGTTGATGCCCTGGGCCATGAATGCCTTGATCCAGCTGCGTTTCGCCGCCTTCAGGGCGTTGTCATCCGGCCAGGCCTGCCGCCACGCCGGGAAGATCGCCTGCAATTCCTTGAACAGCGAGTTCACGACGTCGGTGGTACCGGTGTCGATCTTGAGCGGAGCAGTCTCCACCGCAGGCAGGTTGCCCAGGGTCTGCATGAGCTGATTCGGAGTCTTCATCACAGCGCCCCCAAATCATCAGCCCAACTCCGGTCGTCGAAGTCGGGGCCGTTGGCTTGGCGGCGTGGCGGGAACGGGTGGACGTTGCTGTACACCTTGACCTCGTCCTCCCAGCGCATACCGTTGAGCCAGGTGGTCGGCATTGGGATGTACTTCCCACCATCCTTGATCCAGTCAGCGGAGACGACCTGCGCAGCCAGTCCCTTGGCGATCACGGCGAACAGATCATCGGTGACCTTGAGCTTCGCCCACGCCTTCTGCGCCTTGGCCTTGTCCTGCTTGCGGGGATACAGCGCCCAGAACCTCGGGAACAGTTCATCGGCCGTCGCTTGCGACGTATGCTTTTGATCTATTGGTTCATGGTTAGTGGTTAGTGGTTCTTGGTTAGGTGCCGATTCGTGCACGACTGGTGCACGCTGCGTGTTGTTTCCTGCACGCTTCGTGCGCTTGTCCGCTTCACGCTTTTCTGCAATCTCCTTATTTTTCAGGGCTGTAGCGTGATAGGCGCTAACTTCATCCTGAATGCGGGCCTGGACGTAACGACCATCAACAAGCTCGAAGAACTTGCGCAAAACAAGCTCAACTGCGTCGACTTCGTCCTTATTTCTGGCCCAGCACCAGTCGATTGCTTCTTCCAGCGTAGGGAAACGTTCACGGTCATAGCACGCATCGAGCAAGAGCGTGTACGCACCGTGCTCTAGCATGGTGAGGCGGCCGGCCTTCTTGTGGTAGTCACCGATGTTGCGTTTGAAGTAATGCATCATGCGACCTCCCGAATTTGATACTGAGCCCATAAGCCAGCAACCCAGGTGACGCCCTTGGGGGTGAATTTGGACTGGTTGAAGGCATGCCCGCCGTCAGTGGTGCCGGCTCGCACCTCAAAGCGCCCTGCGTCGATGTGAGGCTGATACGCCTGCCATTCGCCGCCCATGCGGTACATGATTTTCTTGTCGAGCAGGAACTCACGGAACCGGGACTCGTTGGCCTTTAGCAGCTTGGCGGTCTGACGGAAGCCCTTGAGGCCGGTGGAATCGACGTAGTTGTCGACGAAGGCGATCTTCGGCGCCGCTTCAATGAGGGCCTGGCTGGCGATCTGCTGGAGTTCGAATTGCTCGGCCCAGGCACGCGCGGCAGCAGCTGGATTGGAGAAGTCAGGGAGCGTTGCAAGAACTCGCTCCCCGGCGTCGTAGCTTCCGCTTTTGCGGATGCTCGGCAGAACCTCGCCGACCACCCAGTCCTCGAATCGCTCAGCCTCTGGCATCTTGGAGCGCATAACCAAACGGTACACATCGCGCTCTGGGATGATGTTCGCCATCGGTCCAAGGGTGAACGATTCGTTCACCCCTACCTGCCGGGCTGACTTGCAGTGATCGCGAACAGCTTTCTGTGGATTCGTATATCCAAGACGGTGCGCAACATCCTTGGCAGAAAACCACGGATCACCATCGACCATCACGACGCGAACATCGAATCCATCGAAATTGAAAAGCTTTATCGAGCGCGACACATTTTCGGAACTGGGAAAACGTGTCGCGACATTGTTCTGGGGATTGCTGGTTTCTATTGAATGGTGCATGATTCGCTCCACAGCGTTTGAAGAGAGCCGGGTCACTACCCCGGCTTTTTTTTGCCTACTGAAAACCTCAGTCCCTTTAAAGGGACCTTTCTTCGGTCCCTAATAAGAGACTGAGCGCTTACCTTCGCGGTCCGAATGGGACTACGTTGTCCGCACCCGATTTCCCCCTTCGCGAGAGAAACCGACCGGCCTTGCGCAAGATCTGCGATGCCAGCTCATCAGTGCTCACTCCCATCTCCGAGGCCCAAAGTTCTAGGTCCTCGAAGTCGTTCTTCCTGAACTGCGCGACCTCAACCTCACGGATAGGCGTTGCATCGTTTGCTGCTGGCATCGGTCCTCCCATGACCTATTCAGGCCCTGAGCTTTTTTTCGCTAATTAACGGCAGGTAGCCGTGCTCTTTCTTGAATGCCAAGGCGGCGAGGATGATCTCGCGAGCCAGCACGCTGTGTTGCGCCTTGAGCTCGTGGGCGTATCCCTTGAGCTCATGGAAGTCTTCGTCATCCAGACGAACCTTGACCTGGTGGTCGTGGCGGTGGGCTTTGTCGTCATAGGCCATCAGGTGTTCCCCTGCTTGCTTCTGTGATCGTGTGGTCTGGATGAACTTTGCAGTTACGCTTCAGGGCCTGCTCAGTCCCTTCTTCGGAAAGGCTTTACTGCTCCCCGCGGATTTCGGGGTTTTGTCCGTTGAGCCAGCTCTCGACGCATCAACTCGGCGGCCAGTTCTTCGGGGGTTACCCCCCTCTTCTCTGCCTCACGCTCAAGCTGCTCCATCTCTCGCTGGCCCAACTGGACCTGTTCGATAGGCATGGGGCCTCCTTTGGGCCTTCAAGCCACTTGGTGTTCGTCGGTATTCTCCGAAGCCAATGCAGCGAGCTGCGCTTCCAGCAGCTCACGGCACAAAACCGCTCGCTGAGTTCGGTGGAACTTGGCCAGGGCCTGGATTAACTCGAACGTGTCCTCATCAACCCGGACCTTGATCTCCCGGTCATGTAGGTGCTTGGGATTGGCGTACATGCAGGTCTTGCTCCTTGCGATAGAAATTGGGTTAGGCGGCGGATTTCTTGAGCGAACTGGCCGGATCGTCTTCACGCTTGGCGATCAGCGCCCCGCTCGACTCCTTTTCCAGCACGCATTGCATTGGGTAGGAGAACCCGCCTGTTGTACGGCACTGAGATACGCGGCTGCCGGTGACACCTAGGGCATCTCCGATCGCGCGTCCGGTGCCGAAATATTTCAGGGCTTCGTTGTAGGTCATGGGAAAAACTCCATTGTCTGCGTCGAGTTTAGAGTTCTTAACAGCACAAGGCAAGTTATCTAAACATCGTTATGTTTAGAATCCTTAATATGGAATTTAAAGACCGCGTCGTAGCGCGCATGAAAGAGCTGAATCTCAGCTCAACCGACATCAGCAGATTGGCCGGCGTATCGAAGGCAACCGTTAGCTTTTGGGTGAACGGTACCAATGGCGCTAAGGGCAAGAATTTGCTCGCCTTGGCAAAGGTTCTTGAGTGTTCGCCTGACTGGCTTTCAGATGGAACCGGATCGGCGAATGATCCTTCCGAGGCAAGCGTCGGGCCAGGGTCGACGACTGCTGCGATAGTGGCGCAGATGCTTTCGTCCAGGGCAGGCAAAAACCTGTCAGACAAAGCGCGCGAGGCGATGCTTGCAGCAGCCACCGAGGCGGACAGCAGCCCCCAGGAAACGCAAGATCACCTACCCGCTGCCTACTCCAGCCTCCGCCCGATCCAGGACGAGATCCTGATACCGCAATACGACGTGCGCGCCGCTATGGGACACGGTCAGGTCCCGGCCGAATACAGCGAGGCCGTCCGAAACCTGGTGGTTCGCGAGGCTATTCTTCGCGAGAAGGGCGTTACGTATACCTCCTCCACAGCTTTGGCGATGATCACTGGCTGGGGCCAGAGCATGGAGGGCACGATCAACGACAAGGATCTCGTCATCGTTGACCGAGGAATCAATGATTTCATTGGTGAAGGGATTTATGTGATTACCTGGCACCAGGAGCTCTATATCAAGCGCATGATGCGCCTGGATGAAGAACACTTTCGGCTGATCTCGGACAACCCGCATTATGAGAATCAGACCGCACGCGTAGATGACGTAGCGATCCACGCGAAGGTGTTGCTGATCTGGAATGCGCGCAAAGCATAGTCGTACGTTGACGTGAAAAAGCCCGCTGATGCGGGCTTTTTTTATGACTAGAAAGGCGCGGGCTCTTCCACAGACACAAACTCATCCCGGGCTTCTACCTGAGGGTCATCGT